AAGAGGTATTTAATTTAATTGACAAAGGACATTTTAGTGGTGGAACAAAAGAAACATTTAGACCTATACTTGATAACTTAATCTACGATGATCCGTTTTTTGTGTTGGCAGATTTACCTGACTATCTTCGTGCTCAAGATACTGTAAGTCAAGTCTGGACAGATAAGAAAAAATGGAGTAGAATGTCATTATTAAATATTGCAAGATCTGGTTTCTTTTCTTCAGATAGATCTATTAAAGAATATTGTGAAAAAATTTGGAAAGTATGAAAAAATTTATTTTTGATGTTGATGGTACACTAACTCCAAGTCGAAAACAAATCGATTTAGGTTTTGGAACTTTTATGATAAAGTTTGCTTGTTTACATCCTGTGTACTTAGTAACTGGAAGTAATCGAGAGAAAACAATCGAACAGATTGGTTTAGATTTATATAATAGATCAAAGAGAGTTTACAACTGTGCAGGAAATGATATCTATGAGAGAGAAAATTTAGTATATCGTAATTCTTGGACTCTTCCTGAGGATGCAAGAAGGTTCTTACAGGATGAATTGGATTATAGTCAATTTCCACTGAGAACTGGAGCACATATTGAAAAAAGACCTGGTTGTGTAAATTTTAGTATTGTAGGAAGAAATGCTCTGTTTGAAGAAAGAGAAATTTATAAAGAATGGGATGAGATTCATAACGAAAGAATTGATATTGCAAATAGATTTAATTTAGAATTTCCTGAGTTGTTTGCATTTGTTGGTGGAGAAACAGGTGTTGATATATCTTCAAAGGGATCTGACAAAGGACAGATAATAAGAGATTTTTCTTTCGATGATGAATTACATTTCTTTGGAGATCGTATGAATGAGGGTGGAAATGATTATCCTTTAGCACTAGCAGTACAAAAAAGGGACGGTTTTACGTACCATGTAAAGGATTGGGAGGACACCCGAACTCTACTTGAAGAGTTTTCCACACCACCTGCAAAACAATTGAGTTTATAATTAGTATTGGATGCCGAAAGGATCCACATCTAATACTCGCTTACTAAGGAGAACTATGAACTTACAAAGATATCACTCTGCAAATTTACCAGAGTTGATGAAAATAATTTCTAAAAACGGCATAGGTATGGACGATTACCTTGACCGATTTTTTAATTCTTATGAAACCACAACAAACTATCCACCTTACAATTTAATTCATGTAAATAATGTTGAATCTGTGTTAGAAATTGCTCTTGCAGGATTCGGTAAGAAAGAACTAAAGGTTTACACTGAATATGGAAAACTCATTGTTGAGGGACAAAAAGCAGATAATAAAGAGACATCATCCGAGTATGTCCATCAAGGCTTGGCTCAAAGAAGTTTCACAAGAGAGTGGACTATTTCAGACGATGTTGAAGTCAGAGAGGTTCAATTCAAAGATGGACTTCTTACCGTTAAGTTGGGTAAAGTAGTTCCAGATCATCATGCAAGGAAAGATTATCTTTAATGGTTAAGGGATACGATTTATTTGGAGATCATGGGAGAAACTTGCCCACTCCTCACGGTAGTGGGGCAAGACCCATGTATGGTGACATGGGTAAGTCTTGTAGACCAGATCCAAATCGTAAGATTGAATATCCTTGTGTTATTGCTCTGTTCACTCTTGACTCACATAACACGAGTTACTTCTTTAAAAGAGAAGACGGTACATACTACTGGTTACATTGTCGCAAAGGAAAGGATGATGTATATGTAGATGCAGATGAGATGCAATTAGATCTTTTAGGAAATGATCCAATTCTAAGCACAGAGTACATTATGAAAGCAATTTTTTAGGGATCTTGACAGATCCCTTTTTTCATGATATACTATATGCAAAGTAATTAAAAACATAATGGGAAACATTACTAATCGATCAAATAGTCAGATTTGTTTATCATTTGGAAAGAAAGAAGAAAAACTTTTAGAGGCTCTAAATATCATGTGTGAAGAGCAAGGATATACTCGATCTGGATGGTTAAAGCAAAAAATTAGAGAAGAAATTGCAAAAAATGACAACCTGAAATAAATTCCATGGACAAAATAATTAAAGTTATTTGTTTAACAACAACTCATCATCTTTTAATAAGTCAAGTAGAAGAAGTCACTCCAATGGATATTGGTCAACCAGATTGTAGATTAACTCATCCTTATTGGATTGATACTGAATCTGGTTCTTTGGCATTGACACCATTCTTAATGAGTGTTTCAAGAGACATTGACTATATGATGAGTTCTGATAAAATATTAACATTAGCAGAACCTGCACCAACACTGCTTGAAAAGTATCTAGATTTAATTAAAGAATGAGATTTTACACAAACGTACAATTAGTTGGAGACAACTTTTTAGTTCGTGGAGTAGAGAATGGAAAACATTTTGCCACTCGTGAGAAGTTTTATCCAACTCTTTTCGTCTCTTCTAAAAAGAAAACAAAATATAAAACACTTGAAGGTGAATATGTTGAATCAGTTGAACCTGGCACCGTAAGAGAGTGTCGTGAGTTTATCAAGAAATATGAGGGTGTAGAGAATTTTAAAATATATGGCAATGATCGGTATATCTATCAATATATTTCTGATAAGTATCCAGAAAATGAAATTAAATTTGACACACATCATATCAAAATAACTACAATTGATATAGAGGTTGCATCAGAGAATGGATTTCCTGATGTAGAATCTGCTGCTGAAGAAATATTACTTATCTCAATACAAGATTATAATACAAAACAGATACGTACTTGGGGTCTAGGACATTTTAACAATAAGCAAGAAAATGTTATCTACAAAGGTTTTAATACTGAGTATGAACTCTTGCTTAGTTTTATAAACTGGTGGATGATAGAAGAGAACACACCAGAAGTTATTACTGGATGGAATAGTGAACTGTATGATATCCCATATCTTGTTCGTCGTCTTGATCGAATACTCGGTGAGAAACTCATGCGTCGTATGTCACCGTGGGGATTAGTGAGTGAACGTGAGATTTATATTGCTGGACGTAAAAACATTTCTTATGATATTGGTGGAGTCACTCAATTAGATTATCTCAATCTCTATAAGAAATTTACCTATAAGGCACAAGAATCATATCGTTTGGATTATATTGCATCTGTAGAACTTGGACAGAAAAAACTTGATCACTCTGAGTTTGATACGTTTAAGGACTTTTATACAAAAGGATGGCAGAAGTTTGTAGAATACAACATCATTGACGTGGAACTTGTTGACCGTCTGGAAGACAAGATGAAATTAATCGAACTTGCAATTGTTATGGCATATGATGCCAAGGCAAACTATGCTGATGTGTTCTCACAGGTTCGTATGTGGGATACGATCATATACAACTATCTTAAGAAAAGAAATATTGTTATTCCTCCAAAAGAAAGATCTGATAAATCTGAAAAATATGCAGGTGCATATGTAAAAGAACCAATACCTGGCAAATATGATTGGGTGGTTTCATTTGACTTGAATAGTCTGTATCCACATTTGATCATGCAGTACAATATTTCACCAGAGACGTTGCTTGAACAAAGACATCCATCAGTTACTGTTGATAAAATTCTTAATCAGGATGTTACATTTGAGATGTACAAGGATAGTGCTGTATGTGCGAATGGTGCAATGTATCGTAAAGATGTAAGAGGATTTCTTCCAGAGTTGATGGAGAAGATTTATAAAGATCGAACCATATATAAGAAAAAGATGTTGGAGGCAAAGCAGCAATATGAGAAAAAGAAGACGAAGAAGTTGGAAAAAGAGATTGCCAGATGTAACAACATTCAAATGGCGAGGAAGATACAACTTAATAGTGCTTATGGTGCTATCGGTAATCAGTACTTTCGTTATTACAAATTAGCAAATGCGGAAGCAATCACTCTGTCTGGTCAGGTATCGATCCGATGGATTGAAAACAAAATGAATAAATTTATCAACAAAATATTAAAGACGGAGAACGAAGATTATGTCATTGCTAGTGATACTGATTCTATCTACCTTAACCTTGGTCCTTTGGTGGAGGTCATATACAAAGGGAGAGAGAAGACTAATGAAAGCGTTGTCACGTTCCTTAATAAGATCTGTGAGATGGAATTTGAAAAGTATATTGAGAGTTCTTATGAAACGTTGGCCAAGTACGTAAATGCCTATGATCAGAAGATGTTCATGAAAAGAGAGAATATTGCTGATCGTGGGATCTGGACTGCAAAGAAAAGATATATTCTTAATGTCTGGGATAGTGAAGGTGTAAGATATGATGAACCTAAACTTAAGATGATGGGTATTGAAGCAGTCAAGTCATCAACTCCTGCACCTTGTCGTACAATGATTAAGGATGCACTTAAGTTGATGATGAATGCAACTGAAGATGATGTGATTGATTTTATCGACAATTCTAGAAAAGAATTTAAGAGTCTACCTCCAGAAGAGATTGCATTTCCAAGAACAGCATCTGATGTTCGTAAGTATAAAGCATCTTCCACCATATATGCGAAAGGAACACCGATTCATATAAGAGGTGCTCTTTTGTTTAATCATTATGTCAAGACAAAAAACTTGACAAATAAATATTCACTTATTGGAAATGGTGAAAAGGTAAAGTTCCTTTATCTTAAAAAACCAAATCTTATACAGGAGAATGTTTTGTCCTTTATCCAAGATTTTCCACATGAACTTGGACTTGACAAGTATATAGATTATGACCTACAATTTGAGAAGAGTTTTGTAGAACCACTCAAAACAATTCTTGATGCCATTGGGTGGAGTGTGGAAAAAACAGTAAACCTTGAATCATTTTTTATGTAATGGATTTTTTAAAAGAAATAGTCAAAGAGATCGGAGATGAATACACACAAATTGCGTCAGAGATTGACGAAACTGAGAGATTCATTGATACAGGATCTTTCATTTTCAATGGACTCATTAGTGGGTCTATTTTTGGCGGGGTTAGCAGCAATCGTATTACTGCCATTGCTGGTGAGTCGAGCACTGGTAAAACTTATTTCTCACTTGCTGTTGTCAAGAACTTTTTGGACACTAACCCTGATGGGTATTGTCTCTATTTTGACACTGAAGCAGCCGTCAATAAAGGATTACTG